GCAACGTTGCCTAGGCTGCCCGTACCTTCTTGACCTCCACCGCGAGCTGCCGGGCCGCTTCCTTCAGCTCGGCCAGCTTGGCCTTCTTCTCGCTGAGAGTCTTCTCCTTCAGCTCGGCCTCGGCTGCGATGGTCTGGAGCCTCCGCTCGGCGTGCTTCCGTTGGACGTCCGTGAGGGCTGCCCAACGCTCCTGCGCGGCGAACATGGCCTCCGCAACAGCGTCCCCGATTTGCTTATCGGTCTTCTCTTTCTTGCCCAGCTCGCGCAGGCCCCGGATGGTCGTAATGTCTCGCTCCTTGAGTGCCGCCAGAAAGTCCTCAGTTGTGACGCAGTCTCCGAACTCCTTGCGGAGTCGGCAGCCGTCGTCAGCCAGCGTCCGTGCCGGGCTTTGCGGCAACTCCAGCCCTTCGTAAGCCTTCCGGAGCTGGCCGTTTGTGGCGCCTGTCTCGACTGCTGCGGCTCCACTCTGGCAGGCGTTGACGAAGAGCATACTATCCACTCTCTTCTTGTTTCCATCTTGCACTACGAGTATCTCGGTCCGTGTCTTCACTGCTATTGCTACGGTATTGATTCCCATTTTCGGTTCTCCTTTTGGGCTTTCCTGCCCGCGTCCCCTTGGCAACGTTGCCTTGGCGACATCAGAGACAATAGCAGCTAGTCAAGGCATGTCAAGAGATTATATAGATAGGTAGGCTAACTAACTATCTAAAGAGGGGGCGGAGGTAGAACTGTCAGCGCCGCCAACGCGCCGACCCCGCACCCCCTTACGGTGATGGCCCGGGCTATTTTTTTGACACACAGTAGTTTGCTCAAACGATGACCCCCCTATCGCTATAAAAATCAAGACAATATACTATTTCTATATATATTTTTATAAAACATTGCCCCTAGGTACCATAAATGGGGTGTATACCCTGCAAAAATTGTTAAAATAGATTCGTTGAGGGAGGGATAGGGTTGGTTAAGTACAAAAAGGGGCGTTTCCTGACGGCTACAGTGGATATTTGCCAGTCGAGGAAGAATTTTACAAAGGATTTACACGAAGCCTTCTCTGAAATTGAAAAATGGAGAGCGAACAACACATATTCGCCACCGTCCATGACAACAGAAGAGGATTTTGAGATGACTTATGAAGAAATCTCGCCCGAGTGATATATTTTTGGGGCGAAAGTTGACGAAAGCTGTCAAGCCCCCTATTTTGTTATAATCAGCTATAAGTACAGCGTAGGTACCAGAAATCTCCGGGACATTGGGCTTTGCTTACTAAGCGATGTTTGCTTTCGTAGTTAACTACCACGGGTAGTTAGCTAATATTAAGCCCAATGGAGCTTGTTGAGCCCAGGGTTTTGGCTGGAAGAGCATTTTCTTTTTAGTTCATTACTAGTATGGTGCTTTCTGGTGGGGTTGCTATTGGGGGGAAGTGTGTCTGGAGTAAGATCCATCGTTTCGGGCGTAGATGTCGTGGCTGAGGAGTATGACAAGCTAGTTTCCTGTGGTGCTGCGGATGCTTTATGGTCTGATTGGGACTCTGACTGGGACCATGGAGCCAATTGGCAAATTATCCCCGTATATGCCTCCAGAGAGCTGGCGAATAAGCGCTTGGGGAGTGAATGTGCGTGGGAAGCGATGGTTGCTCCCCTGGCTATGATCTGGCCCTCCACTTGGGCCCTGATATTCGACAATTTCAACCCATCTGAGGTGGAATTGGCTGCTTTCTCAAGGTTGAGAGGGAATCAGGAGCTAAAAGAGCATAGTCATGACAATCCGGGGCATAAGATCTTCCATATGGGCATAGATATACCCGAAGGAGACATCGGACTGTCCCATTCTTCTGGCGAACACACCTGGGAGGCCCGGGGTGACTGGGTTGTCTTCGATGACAACGAAAACCACCGAGCTTGGAACAAAACAGACAAGGATCGGGTGGTTTTCTATATGGACCTCAAGGACGGCAAGGGGGTTTCCAACCTCAGGCCGGTTGAATGATCACTGGGTCCAAGGATATAGACAAATACCTAGATAAGTTGGATCAACTGGATCCCGCCTCCCTGGCGAGGCTCCATGCCCTGCTCCAGAACCTGAAGGAGATCAAGGGGAGGGTCCAGCATCAGGCTAGCTTTCTCTCATTCGCCCATACCGTGTGGCCTGCCTTTATTGAGGGCAGCCATCACAAGTTGATGGCCGAGGCCTTTGAGAAAGTGGCAAGAGGTGAGTTGAAGAGGCTCATTATCAACATGCCTCCTCGCCATACGAAGAGTGAGTTCGCCAGTTACTTACTCCCGTCGTGGTTTCTTGGATTGAAGCCCGAAGGGAAGGTTATCCAGACCTCACATACGGCAGAGCTGGCCGTGGGTTTCGGGCGTAAGGTTCGTAACCTTGTGGGGAGCGACGAGTATCAAGAAGTGTTTCCCGGAGTAGGACTCCAAGCAGATTCCAAGGCAGCAGGTCGTTGGAATACGAACGGGGGAGGAGAATACTTCGCGATTGGGGTGGGTGGTGCTGTCACTGGGAAGGGGGCAGACCTCTTGATCATTGATGATCCCCACTCCGAACAGGAGGGCCAGAGTGTAGACCCTGGAGTGTTCGATCGGGTCTACGAGTGGTATACCTCCGGTCCTCGTCAGAGATTGCAGCCTGGGGGGGCAATTGTCATCGTGATGACACGTTGGCATAAGCGAGATCTGACGGGGCAAATATTGAAGTCCTCGGTTGAGAGGACGGGGATGGACGGATGGGAGGTTATCGAACTCCCTGCAATACTTCCCTCAGGAAAATCGCTTTGGCCCGGTTTCTGGTCACTTGAGGAATTAGAGAAACTCAAAGCGGAACTCCCGGTTGCAAAATGGGAAGCGCAGTACCAGCAGGACCCCACCTCGGAAGAGGGGGCGATTGTCAAGCGCGAATGGTGGAAGGAGTGGGAACCGCAGGACCCGCCCAAGTGCGAGTTCATCATTCAATCATGGGATACGGCTTTCCTGAAATCCGAACGCGCTGATTACTCGGCCTGTACAACGTGGGGTGTCTTCTACCAAGACGACGAGAGGGGCCGGAAACGAGCCAATATTATTTTGCTGGATGCTCTCAAGGAGCGACTTGAGTTTCCCGAACTCAAATCCAGGGCCATGAAGAAATGGAAGCGGTGGAAGCCAGATGCCTTCATCGTGGAAGCCAAGGCGGCAGGGATGCCTCTGATCTTTGAACTCAGAGCCATGGGTATCCCGGTCCAAGAATACACCCCGTCGAGAGGCAACGACAAGATCGCCCGCGTGAATGCTGTGGCTGATCTCTTTGCATCCGGGACTGTGTGGCGACCGTCAAGAAGATTCGCAGAGGAAGTGGTGGAAGAGTTCGCCGCGTTCCCTGTAGGTGAGCATGATGACCTTGTAGACTCATCCACCCAAGCATTACTACGATTTAGACAGGGCGGCTTTGTCTCCCTCGGATCCGACGAGGAACAGGAAAAGTTCCGCTCCAAGAAGGTTGAATACTATTAAATGAAGTGGCACGCAGCTCCATCAAACATTCACGGCACGGGGGCTTTCGCTTCAGAGGTTATTCCCTCTAACGAATCCGTAGGTCATTTGATCACGGGGCTGAACGCAGGGGGCCTTTTGGGTGGCGAACAAACCGAGCTAGGGAAGTATCTCAACCACCAATCGAGACCCAACGGAAGAATGGAGATCGTGCCCGGCACGGTTGATCAGTATTACTTGAAGTCTCTCTCCGACATTGAGCCGGGTTCAGAGTTGACAATGGATTACAACGACACGCCCGACTTCGTGGCGAAACCTAAAGACCTTGATCCCGAAGGATACAAGTCTTGGAAATAGAGGAGTACTAAAATGGGTCAAGGACAGAACGATCCCTTTGGCAGCCACAGGCAGATTGCATCGCAGCAGAACAGAGCGAACAGCGGTGGGTATAACCAGAACACCGGAGGATTCACCCAGGGTTCTGCGATGCCCCGTGGTCGCAGGGGAGGCGTCGGGAGAGGCCATCTTCGCGGAGGTACAGGCGACCAGATGCAGAATATGTTTGGCGGCGGATATCCGATGAGCGGCGGATCGCCACTCTCGATGGCTCCGAACGGGAGCCAGCCGCGCCCCGGCATGACAAACATCCAGACTCCTGACTTTATGAGTGAGCTGAATGAAACTTTTGGTAACTCTCCCTTCAGGGGGCGCTGGGCCGGTCAACCCCAGGGCACGACGCAAGTCGCACGCATGGGCGGCGGTCGAGGGGGTGTAGCCCCCGACCGGCAAGAACTCCTACAGAATAGGTTGAATCAAGGCGCTATCCAAAATGCGGCGATGCAAGGGATGGGTCGGGGCGGATATCCGATGATGGCGTCCCAACTCTACGGCTCTGGCTACGGCGGCTACGGCGGCGGTCCGATGACTACACCTGCGGGCGTAGTGGATCCCTACATGGTTCAGCAAGCGTTGGGTCAGGGCAATGCGCAAGATGCTACTGAGTATTCAATCTACGGGCCCGAAGCCGCCGGCGGTATGCCAAGAGGGGGGTATGGGGGGTTGTATGGTGGAAATCTCTCCGATGATGGCATCGTTACTACCCCCGCCATGGCAAACCAATACGATCTGAACTTCGATAATGCAGTGGGGGCAGACGACCTCGGCATGGCCCTGAAGGCTCAGGCTGCGGGAAGAGCGTATGACCCGGCGGGCCAGTATGGCGAGCTTAGTATGGATGATATGCAGGCAGGATTCGACAGACAGCAAGGAATCCGAGAACAATATGGTGGTCAGCCTCAGTACAGTCCGTTTGATCCGCGTCCCATTGACGAATACCTAGATGACATCGGCCAGTCGCCCGGCCCCCAAACCCCCGTGCCCCAGCTACCGCCTCGCGGGCCTAGCGGGCCTCGCTTCAGAGGATGGGCTCAACAAGGGCGGAACCAGACACGGGGTCAACGCAGACCCGGAGGAGGTCGGCGTGGGTATCAGCAACCTGAGTCAGATATCATATATAATTCTGGCCCAACACATCCGAACAGACGACGGCAGTTTGGTCACGGCGGCATTATTGACGCATACGGAAGGCGGTTGATCTAATGGGTGCAGGACATAGTGATCTGAGCGCACAACAGCGAGAGTCCATGGGTCAAGCCTATGGCGGACGTTCTCTTCCGCAGGAACCGTTCGACAGGGCAGCGTCTGCGAACAGCATCAGCAACTTCAAAAATAGAGCCAAGAATATTTTGAACCGCTCTCCGCGACAACCCAATGCTTCTCGGTCCATGATTGGTCCGAGAAACCTCCTATCCGGTATGGGAAGTCCCATGCAGGGAATGAACTACGGAGGATACGGTGGTGGCTTCAATCAAGGTTACGGGCAGCAATATGGAGGAGGATACGGTCCTCCGCAGTACGGTCCTCCGCAGTACGGCCCTCCCGCGCCCTATATGGGTGGCGGCGGATATGGCGGCGGATATGGCGGCGGTTATGGTCCTAGCTACGGTGGTGGTCCTAGCTACCCTGGCGGCTATGGTTATAGCCCCCCTGGTGGCATGTATGGTGGTGGCTACGGAGGTTACGGCCAGATGGGTGGTGGGTATCCGCAGAGAGCTGCGTACCCTCCTCAAGGACAATACACCCAACAGCAAATGAATTATATCCTGAGTAACCTTTTCCAGAAGGCTCAACCGACACAAAAGACTCAAGGAATTAAATACCCGGGTCTTGTCAATAACTTTATGTCTTCCTTCAAGAATGACCCGGAAAGGGTGAGAGCGTACTTGAATGCGATCACGGGGGGGACTGAGTTGGGTCCAGACGCTGGTACCATCCCGCCCGTAGTGGATGACATCCCGCCCGTAGTGGGTGATATCCCGCCCGTAGTGGGTGATATAACCCCTCCCCCTCCCCCGTTTACCGGTATGGACGAGGGGAGTTGGGCCGGCGTTGGGAGTACGGACGCAATGGCTGCGAACTATTTGTTGAACAACCCTGCGTCGAGTCCGTTGGTGTCCGGTAACGAACCCGGCGGAGACAGGGGCCCGCTTACTCCCGATGCAGTGTTCCCCGGCCCCGGAACTGGCATGGGCCAGAGAGGAAGAGGGCGAAGGCAGGGCGGCCTGACTAGTCAGGATATAATCGAGGCAACGGCCCCGATTGTCCCTGGAATGTCTGGACCCGGAACTGGTATGGGTCAGCGAGGAAGAGGTCGAAGGCCCGGCAGGCTGACTAATCGGGATATAGCGGCGCCAATAGCCCCGAATTTTGACGATTTAGGCTCATCGGTCTACGGGGCACCTCTGGGAACAACCACACCGATAGACGCTAATTTAGGATCGTCTGTCTACGGAGCACCACTCGGAATAACCACACCAACAGCCGCCGCCAATATAGGATCGTCTGTCTACGGGGCCCCGCTGGGACTAGGCCTGCCAGCAAACGTATCTATCCCCGGAATCCCCGGAATAGGCTCCCTACCCGGTGGCAATCCCTTGGCTATCCCTGGAATGCCCGGGATAGGCTCCCTGCCCGGAGGAAACCCCTTGGCTATCCCTGGGATCCCTGGCCTAGGCTCCTTGCCGGGTTCGGTGCCCCAGAGCGTAGTGGCTCCCACGTTTGGTGGTCGGGGTACTGGCATGGGTCAGCGAAGAAGGGGTTGGAGGGGATAATCTAATTGGCTATTGAGAGATCTCTTGATCAGGGACCGCTTAACATTTCCGACTTTGAGGAGCAGGTTGAGGTCGAGATCCTGAACCCCGAGGCCGTTTCGATGGAGACGGAAGACGGTGGGATGTTGATCGACTTCACGGGGGGAGAGTCCCTTGCGGAGGATGTGCCCTTTGATGCCAACCTCGTTGAAGAGATGGATGATAAAGATGTCTCATCTCTTTCGTCCGAACTTGTCGGAGCCTACACATCCGACAGGGGGAGTCGAAAGGAATGGGAAGAGACCTATATCAAGGGCCTTAACCAACTGGGTCTGAAGATCGAGGAGAGAACAACTCCTTGGGAGGGGGCGTGCGGTGTCACCCACCCCATCCTCTCAGAGGCCGTTATCCGGTTCCAGAGCCAAGCTATCAGCGAAATATTTCCCAGCGGTGGCCCGGTTCGCACAAAGATTGTGGGCAAGGCGACCGATGAAAAGACGAAGCAGGCCCAGCGGATTGAAGATTATCTCAATTACCTTGTCACCGAGGTGATGGAAGAATACCGGGGCGAGACAGAGAAGATGTTGTTCAGCCTTCCCCTCGCCGGTTCCGCATTCCGGAAGGTGTACTGGGATCCCACAATGAACAGGCCCTGTGCGATGTTTGTACCCTCAGAGGACATCGTTGTTTCATATGGGGCCCCGTCTCTGGATATGGCCGAGCGCATCACGCATGTGATGAAGAGAAGCCAGAACGATGTCCGGAAGATGCAGGTGAGTGGCTTCTATTCCGATGTAGACCTTGGCAACCCCTCTATGGACCCGGACGACATACAGAAAAAATATGATGAGCTTACCGGGGACAGCCCCTCGCACGAATTCGACAACCGATACACCCTTCTTGAGATCCACGCCGACATCGACCTAGCTGGGTTTGAAGACATCCAGAATGGCGAAGAGACGGGGATTGCCCTTCCTTATGTGGTTACGGTTGAGCTTGGATCTAGTAAGATCCTCGCAATCCGCAGGAACTGGGCCGAGGGTGACCCCGACAAACTCCGACGCAGGCACTTCGTCCATTACGAGTATATCCCGGGCATCGGCTTCTATGGGTTCGGCCTTGTCCATATGATCGGTGGACTAGCCAAGTCGGCCACATCCTTGCTGCGCCAGCTCGTGGACGCAGGCACCCTGTCCAATCTTCCCGGCGGTCTCAAGTCCAGAGGGCTCAGGATTCGCGGCGAGGACTCTCCGATCTCTCCCGGTGAGTTCCGGGATGTGGATGTCCCGGGTGGCGCCATACGAGACAACATCACCTTCCTCCCCTACAAGGAACCCTCAAGCGTACTCTACCAGTTGCTGGGGAATATCGTTGAGGAGGGGCGTAGGTTCGCGTCACTGACTGATCTCAAGATCAGCGACATGAGTAATCAGGCTCCGGTGGGCACTACCCTTGCCTTGCTTGAGAGATCCATGAAGGTGATGGCTGCGATTCAATCACGCCTCCACGCCTCCATGAAAAACGAATTCCGCATCCTTGAGGAGATCATCAGGGATCACACTCCCCTTGAGTACCCATACGATCTTGAGGGCGACGAGATGATGAAAGCGGAGGACTTCGACGACCGCATTGACGTACTCCCCGTATCTGACCCGAACTCAGCCACGATGGCCCAGCGAATCATGCAGTACCAAGCAGCCATGCAACTCGCAGAAACATCCCCGGAAATATACGATATGCCCACCCTGCATCGCCAAATGCTGGAAGTCCTGGGCATACGAGACACAGACAAGATCATCCCCCTTGAAGATGAGATACCGGTCAAGGACCCCGTGCTTGAGAACATGGACATCATTCGCGGCGAGCCCGTGAAGGCCTTCATGTGGCAGGATCACGAAGCTCACATCACTACGCACATGGCGGCAGCGGAAGACCCGGTCCTGCTTGAGATGCTTGAGAAAGATCCCAACGCGCTGTCTGTCCAGTCTGCCCTGTCTGCCCATGTGGGTGAGCATCTGGCCTTTCAGTACCGAGGCCAAATCGAAGACAACCTGGGAGTCGATCTCCCCCCGCCCGAAGAGCCCATCCCCGACGATGTGGAGGTTCAGCTCTCTCGCTTGGTCCGAGATGCGGCAGAGAGACTCCTCCAGCAGCACCAGATGGAAAGCCAGAACGCTCAGGCCGAAGAGATGGCCGAAGACCCCATTATCCAGATGCGACAGCAGGAGCTGGAGATCCGGAGGATGGAGGCCGAGGCCAACGTGGCCGACAAGCAGGGCCGATTGCAGCTTGATCAGATGAAGGCTCAGGAGCGGAGCGGTGTGGAAATGTCCCGGATCCAGTCTCAGGAGAGGATTCAGGGAGAGAAGATCCAGTCCTCCGAGAGGGTGGCTGAGGGCAACGCCGGTATTGATCTGGTCAAGATCCTCACCGAGGAGAAGGTGGCCGAGGGAGAGGCTGGCATGGATCTGGTCAAGACCCTCATCGGCGCAAGATCCAAGGATGGGGAACTGTCCATGGCTGAGGCAAAAAGAAGTTCAGATATGGCTTTGAAGATTGCCGAGCTTATGCTTTCTGCCGAGGGCATGATGCGGGTTGAGAAGACCGAAGGAGCCAAGGTGGGCTCTCGCCTCATGGAGAAGCTGATTGACTTCCAGAAAGAGATGGAAAAGATAGACAGCAAAACGCCCACGGCACCGCCCGCCAAGGAGGAGTAGTTGGATCCCGTACTAGATGCCCTGCTGTCTCGTTTGCTGGAAATCAAAGCCCAATACATCGAACATCTTGCAGATGGTTCCCTCGGGGACTATGCTGAGTACAAGAAGATGTGTGGTGTGATTGAGGGGCTTTCTATGGCCGAGAGGGAAATTAAAGAGCTGGGCTCAAGGATTGCCCATGACGAGGAAGACTTATAGGTTTTAGTGCCTGTAAAATATTTTTCAGGCAACTGGGACCAAGTGACACATCCGGCACAGATACAAAATATTTTCGCTCATGTGAGCGCGCGGAGCTACTGAGACGCTCCATAAAAAGTCTCTGCAACAGGAGAATATCATTGTCTGAAGCAATTCAGTACAGCGACGAGCAGCCGAAGGTTTCGGCCAAGAAGGTCCCTGACCCCACTGGTTATCGACTGCTCGTAGCGCTGCCCGAAGTCAAAGAGCAGACAGCGGGTGGCATTTACGTTACCGACGAACGGCGAGACGCAGAATCCGTCGCCACAATCGTTGGGTACGTTGTCAAGATGGGCTCAGAGGCTTATGCCAACGAGGACAGATTCCCGAGTGGACCTTGGTGCAAGGTGGGAGACTGGATCGTAATGCGCGCATACTCCGGAACACGGATCCGCGTACACGGTCAAGAATTCCGAATCATCAACGATGACTCTGTAGAGGCTGTCGTTGAGAATCCGATGGGGGTAGCCAGAGTATGAGTCAGCCTCTTGATGATCTTATGGGTAACGCACTTACGGAGCCGATTTCAGATATGTCAGACGATAGAGACGTTGAAGTGCAGGTGGTCGATGATCGACCGGTTGAGGATCAGGTTGGGCCGAGAGACGAAGCAAGGCTTCCGGATGATGCCAACGCAGAAGAGATTGAAAACGTAGGCGGTCGGGCCGGTAAGCGGATCCAACAACTGAAGTATGAGTTCCACGAGGAACGCAGAAACAAAGAAGCTGCCGTCCGTATGCAGGAAGAAGCTGTCCGGTACGCCCAGCAGGTAGATTCCCAGAACAGGGATCTTCGTGGCGTTCTTGAAAGAGGCGAGAAGGTTCTCCTTTCGGAGATCCATTCCCGCACTGACAGCCAGCTATCGGCGGCAAAAGAGAAGTATAAGAAGGCTTACGAGTCCGGGGATTCCGATGAGATTGTTGACGCACAAGAGCAACTGAATCGGACGGTCATCGAAGCCCAGCAGGCATCTCAGTATACGCCGGTTGTTGAAGACCAGAACAGACAGGCCATGGAACAGCAGGCCTACATGCAGCAAGTGGCTATGCAGCGCAGGGCCCAGATGCAACAGGCCCAACAGATGCAACATGCCCAACAGGCTCAACTTGCCCAACGGCAAGCCCAGGAAGATCCGAACCTAAAGGACTGGATGTCCAGTAATAGATGGTTCGGCGAAGACACTGAAAAAACCCAGTTCGCTATGGGTGTTCATGAAAACCTAGTTAGTAAAGAGGGTCTCGACCCTAGAAGTAATGAGTACTATTCAAGAATAGATGAAAGAATGCGGGAAGTATTTCCCGGTACATTTTCTGACCAAGGATCGGGGGATCCTGCTGTGGGTCGGGGAATGACGACGGTAGTAGCGCCAGCCAGAAGAGGCGGCGCTCCACCTCGCAGAGTACAGCTAACCTCCACTCAAGTGTCACTCGCGAAGCGCTTGGGTATCACACCAGAACAGTACGCCAAACAACTCACGAAAGAGAACAGATAATGGCTGAAGAACGCGCACCGAGAGATACAGAAACACGCGATAGTGAAGTCAGGGAAACCGAATGGAAACCGGCTCCCCTTATTCCGCAACCCAACCCGAGACCCGGGTTGGATCATCGTTATGTCAGGGCCTCATCACGGGGCGAGGCAGACAATATCAATGTCTCCCAAGCATTCCGTGACGGATGGGTACCTGTCCTATCGAGCGACTATCCCGAGCTGCAAATCATTTCAGATCGAGACAGTCAGTATCCTGATAACGTCCTCATCGGTGGCCTCTTGCTTTGTGCAAGACCAAAGGAAATCGGTGAGAAGTTTAAGGAGCTTGCGGACAAGGAGAGCAAGGGTCAGATGGATGCCCTCGACCGAAACTACTTCAGAGAGCAAGATCCGCGTATGCCTCTGCTCAGTCCTGAGCGGAAGACGCGGGTCACGTTTGGCGATAACTAATGGTGGAAGTACCACGATGGCTATCGCTGATCTTCTTTTAAGGAGATAGCCAAATGGCTGCTACAAAGGGGGGGCTTATTCCCCACTCTAATATGCTTGGCGGGGCAATGGGCTCTTCCGGCACACAGCAGTTCTTCATCAAGGCCTCAGAGACCGCCAATTTTTTCCAAGGCGACCTCTGTCTACTTGATGCAAATGGAGAAATTCAACCCTCCACTGCTATAGACGACCTGAGGACGATTGGAGTTTTTCAGGGTTGCCAGTATGTAGATAATAATGGTGACACGAAATTCTCTAACACTTATAACGAGACAATCACAGACGGGAGTACCATTGCCCACATCGTTACGAATCCGTATCAGGTGTATCGGATCCGTATTGCGAACGGTGATGCCAATGTTGATACGTTAACTCGTGTCGAAATCGGTATGAATTGGGATATTGAGTACAACGGTGGAGATACCACCACGGGACTGAGCGGCATGTGTTTTGACTCCGGTACTGCCGGGGCCACTACGATTGCCCAGTTGAAGTGCGTCGGTCTCACCAGTGTCGATGGTACGGAAAGTCCGACCAATTCGGTGCGTGCTACGACCTATTCTTACGCTTTGGTCATTCTAATGCCTTCGGTCAGTCTCTGGACTGCCGACACGGGCATCTAAGGAAAGGAGTAAATAAATCATGGCAATTTCACGCGCACAAATGATGAAAGAACTCCTTCCCGGGCTGAATGCCCTTTTTGGGTTGGAGTACGACCGTTACGAAAACGAGCATGAAGCTGTATACGAGACTGAATCTTCAGATAGAGCATTTGAAGAAGAAGTTAAGTTGTCCGGTTTCGGAGCTGCACCTGTCAAGTCTGAGGGATCTTCGATCTCGTATGACACCGCACAGGAGCATTTCACGGCTCGTTACAATCACGAAACCATTGCGATGGGGTTCTCGATCACCGAGGAAGCAGTGGAGGATAATCTCTATGATTCTCTTTCCGCTCGCTACACCAAGGCGCTCGCCCGAGCAATGGCGCACACGAAGCAGGTCAAAGCGGCCTTTCCGTTGAACAATGCTTACACCGTTGGGAACTTCTCGGCTGGTGACAGCAAGGCTCTGTGTGCAACCGATCACCCGGCTGTTCAGGGCTCGGACATTGTGAACAGGCTGGTAACAGCTTCTGATCTCAATGAAACGAGTCTGGAGCAGGCAGTAATTGATATTGCTGCTTTCACCGATGATCGTGGGCTGCTTATCGCAGCTCGACCCCGCAAGCTGATTATTGCACCTTACAATCAGTTCGTGGCTACCCGTGTTCTTGAGACGGAACTCCGTCCCGGGACTGCGGATAACGACATCAATGCCATGCGAACCAACGGGACGATCCCGGATGGTTACTCGGTAAATCATTACCTGACGACCACGAACAAGAAGTTCTGGTTCATCATGACTGATATTCCGAATGGCATGAAGATGTTCCAGCGCACCGCCCTGCAAACTGGCATGGACGGTGATTTTGATACTGGCAATGTTCGGTACAAGGCACGGGAACGATACAGTTTCGGTGTCTCCGACTTCCTTGGTATCTTCGGAAGTGGCGCCATCACTTGATGGTTGCTTTATGGGTGGGGGCCTTCGGGTCCCCGCCCTTTTCTTTTAACCAAACTCGTCAGACTTAATCAGACAGTACGCGGACTGACGAGGTAGATGCGTACATCGAGGTAATACAAGATGGGTAATACAACCTTTAGTGGACCGGTAAGATCAGAGGATGCTTTTGAGCAACTCGACAAAAATGCTACGACGGGTGTGATAGATAACACTTATTACTTGCAAAGGATTGGAAGAGTCACTGTGGGTTGCACTGCCAGTGCAGACAGCATTGTGACGTTTACACAGCCAGCCAGTACACTTCTTTCTAAGATTACAATCGTTTGCACCTCCGCGCCCACGATCACCAGTGGCGATATCGGATACGAAGTTGGTACTACCAGTAGCGGCGTTGACATTGTTGCGGCTGTCACGGACGATGTTCTGGATGCTGGTACCACCGTTCAGGTTGGTGCCGTCACTCCCTGTGCTTTGGTTGCAAGTTCTACTGTTAGTGGTTCGACTCACTTGACCTCAATTCATTACGCCGCGAGCGAGAGAAGCGTTTACTGCAATATTAGAACCAGTACTGCGGTGTCTGTGGCTGGTGAATTTACGTTTCTTATTGAATTTGACCAGTGTGCATAACGATCAATAACCCGGGGGCACCTTCGGGTGTCCCCTATTCACTGGAGTAGCCTTGTATCAGGTTGGAGTTAAAAGTCAGTACTTTGCGGATGTTTCGGGAGGCTCGACAACGGGTCGTTATGTTCCCGCGTCCACTGGCGGTGGCGTTCGACTTCGTGGCCTAATCATCTGTCCGGATGGTGGGGGCTCCCCGGGTGTTCGACCCATTGATTTCAAGAACGAGAACAGTTCGGGTGATATTTTATTCAAAGTCAACATACAGGATACGACTGGCACTGGCGCCTTAGGAACGGCAACGGCCTGTTATGTCATAAAGATTCCGTCCGGGGGGATAAGATTTCCTGACGGGATTTATTTCGACCAGATCGGTAACTACGTCAAGGGGGTTACCGTTATCTATGAGGGCTGAATATGTCTAGCAGGGATGTGGTCTATTCTTGGAATGAGATCCCAGTAGACTCCGGTGGAGACGAGGACACCTTCTCCATCACCGGGGCGGTTAGGCTATTCAATGTATGGCTAACGAGGGGCTCTCACGCGGATCTGGCGACAGTTGTATTGAAGAACAAAGATTCTTCGGGAGACGTTTTGTTGCAGTTTGATTGGGCCGCCAGCCCTTGGCCGTCACCGAACACCAATATAGAGATCCCCGGCGGCGGGATACTTTTCCCAGATGGCCTTTGGTTTGATTCCGGAAACGGTGAAAACCTGAGGATCCAAACGGCCACACTCTTGTATCAGAAAGGATAGCCTGTGTCGTCCTCTGTGAATTCACATATGTTTGGTGCGATAACTACCACCGGTGGCTCTGCCACGGCAGATGAAGATCGCAGAATACAGGGACGGTGTAGACTACTCGGGTTCGGTCTCTGCCCACTATTCTCGTCTGGCAGCATACTGGTAAACACAAACGGGACCATTAAATTAGAAAACCTTGACTCCGACAGGGCCACTACGTCCGGGACGGTTGTTGTTCAGTTTCCGGTTGTGTCCCAGCGGCAATACCCACAGAATACATTTGTCTCGTTGGCCGACGACGATGGCGGCGTGTTGTTTGAGAACGGGATTTATCTAAATGACACCACAAACCTAACCGCTTCGGGTGGGGTAGAACACCCCCTTATCAACTTTTCACTCATACTGTTTTACTCTGGCCCGGAGTTCTCGGACTACAGTTAATGAAAAATCTCAAGAGTACTTACATAACTGGATCAAACGGTCAGGCAATAAATGGAAGAACGAGGATTTATTCCATCTTCTATGCCAGCACTGTGGTGGGAGCTTCTACGCCGCTGATTGAGTTTAAGGATGGGGGCTCATCTGGTGACACCCTTCTTTACGCGAATGACGCACTGAATTCATATAGCGGCACTGCCACAAACGTATATGACAATCCCGTTCCTTTGGACTTGCCCTCCGAGGGCGTTCTTTTCCCGTCCGGAGTGTATGTGGCATCCCCCGCTTGGTGGTCTGCGGATCCAACCAGTGGAACAATCGGTGTGTGTATATTTTTTGAGGGGGGAAGTGCGGCCTAATGTCCAGACTCACCTCTGAGAAGTTCTTTATGAACGCAAATAAAACAATAGCGGGCAGGTGCAGGCTTTCGGGCATCCAGTTCGTAATGGAGGACGCGGGAGGTGCAATATATGCCGGTACCGGTACTCTTGCGAATAGAACATTTGAATTCAAGAATGGGTCTTCGTCTGGGAGTATCTTGTTTAAGGTTTCGGCCCCCATTGGTAGAGAGCAATACTACGGGGCGGGATGTACGGTCTACACCTTTATGTTTGGCGATAGCCGCATTCTTTTTCCCGATGGTATCTTTGTTCCGCTATTAGGGGGTAGTTCCTCGGCGGACCCGGCCCCGGCAAAAACCCAGATGATTATCTACTACGAGGCGGGGTGATGGAGAAAGTTTCCCACACCGCATTCTGGTCCGTGATCTCAATCGTGGCTGCCGCTCTTGGCGGCCTTTTTATTTTTTCAGTCACCCATGCCGGTGAAAGCACCCATCCCGGGGCTGCGTCTGCCAACAGGGTCTCTGAGATTGAGATCGGTGTGGCGAGGATGGGGATGGCGGTTCAGCACAATTCTGAAATGCTTGTAGAGGTCCGGGAAGATATAAAGACCATGCAAGTTGAGCAGCGGGAAGCAACGCAAAATATTTTAGAGGCACTAAGGGGCGGTGAATAATGGCGATTAGCGGAACGTATGCATTCAACCCCGATATCACGGAAATTGTAGAGGAAGCCTACGAGCGGGCGGGGCTTGAGCTGCGCTCGGGGTATGACCTGAAGACGGCTCGCCGTAGCCTGAATCTCCTCACGTTGGAGTGGCAGAACCGGGGCTTGAATCTATGGACGATTGATGAGAGTAAGGTTGAAAAGGATGGGGACGGGACATCTCTTACAACTAACTATCTAAACAAGTCAACGGCATCCTACGAGCTTGATGTGGCAACTACGGGCCTTCTGGATATCGTCCTCAGGACGGATGACACGGATACAACCCTACAGTCCGACTACCATATGAGCAGGATATCCCAGCCGACCTATGCGACCATCCCCAACAAGCTGAGCGAGGGCAGGCCGCTACAGTACTACCTCCAACGCATAGAGATCCTGGGTGCGGGCACGGCGGGTGTGGATCAGAAGAGTCTTATCACGCTTTGGCCCGTTCCAGACGAAAGCTCCAAGTACAAGCTCGTCTACTGGCGAGTGAAGAGGATCGCCGACACCGGGGATGCTTCATCGAATACCATGCAGGTCCCCGACAGGTTCATTCCTGCCCTTGTATCGGGTCTTGCCTATCATATCGCTATGAAGCGCCCAGAGGTTTCTGATAGGGCGATGATGCTAAAGCAGGTATATGAAGAGCAGTTCCAGCTAGCTTCGGAAGAGGATAGGGTCAAGACATCGGCCCGTTTTGTTCCGTACATCCCGGGGTACTGATCATTGGGTCAGCCGTTTGCCGCAGGCAGGAAAGCGTTCGGCTTTTGTGACCGATGCGGGTTCCGGTATTCCCTGAGAGACCTCAAGTCTGAGGTTGTGAACATGGACAAGACCGGCCTCTTGGTTTGCCAAGAATGCTGGGATCCTGATCATCCCCAGAACCATCTGGGGCGAGAGCCCGTCAATGATCCACAGGCCCTGAGGAATCCGAGGCCGGATACGAGTCTGATGACGAGTCGATTCGGTCTTTTGGGTCAGGTCTATAACTTCATAACTGGTCTGGCTACGGTCAAAAGAGCAGATCAGGAACTGAACTATTTCGCGAGCGTGATGACTTCCGATCTCCATCCCACTGCCCCAGACTATCGCATGGATTTGACGGCGCGCCTCAGTTCGGACGGTCATATCGATGAAGTTATAACTAATACTGCCCATGCGGGTGAGGGCCTTGGGGATTCGTTTACCGCAGAGATGGACACGCCGTACACGTTCACTATTGGTTTCCCGGATGGCTCTTCCATGTCGGGTGTGGTGTCGGCCCAAATGTCCATTTTGTTTGATGATGATGATGTAAACGGGGACCCGATTTCTGCTTCTTACCCATACGACACCGAGACGGCGACGGTGAAGTTGGGTGGGGAAACCATAAGCGACAAGGCCTTTGCACAAGTTGCCACATCCGGCTCAATTCAGCCTGACTCCCTCATCGGTTCGACTATGGAATTTGAAATTACCCTTTCGGGCTTTCCTGCTGCCCTGAGGATAGTTTGGGTCATGTTCAGGGTCAATTATACCAAGCCACCCTCTGTCCGTGGTCCGGATTGGGAGTACTATTACTACGGTCTTGATGGCATATCCTATGTGGGCAGCACCCAGCTTGCTGATGGTGTCCCGGACGCGACGGTTATGACTCTGGATACCAATTCCCGGAATGCGTTAATCAAACCGATCCCGTATTCTGGGAACCAGCTTTATTGCCTTGATTACAACAGCTTTATTCCGTATCTGACCGCCTACGAAGCCGATGTGACACTCACGGGTAAGTACAAAAGGGTTGAGATGAGAATACGGTTGATCAAGCCAAGCTCTATAGGCAAGTCCGATTTCGATGGGACAAGAGAGTGGTTCGGTCAATTTAAGTGGAGAACCGCAACCAAAGAAGCGGGCGAAAGCGGCTGTTCCATATCTATTCCAGAGCCAGACTTTTTCAGGCTGTCCGGAGGTGGGGATGATTGGTTTATTCTGACTTGGGACAGTAAGGACGCGGACACGGCTGGGGCCTGGGAAGATAACGGGGACATTCTTGGGTGGCGGATACTTATGTACAAGTACTACCCGACAAGTGGGGTACAGCAGTCGGATTCATTTGAGCTTGATTACATTAGATTTTTGGAAGTTTAAGGAGATAGCTATGCCGAAGGTAGGAAACAAGAAATTCAGTTATGACGCAGAGGGAATCCAGAAGGCTCGCGAACATGCAGCCAAGACCGGAGTCCCTATGGAAATTGAACAGCGGTACAACGTGGGTGGGTTGGTTAAGAACGGGGCCAAGAAGAGCAAGCCCTTCACCACTCGCGGAGTGGGAGCTGCGACCAAGGGAACCAAAACAAAGGGAAGTGTCTAATTGTCGTTCACTTATACGCAGTTAAAGACTGCAATACAGGACTATTGCCAGAACTCAGAGACGAGTTTTGTCGCCCACCTGGATGATTTTATCATCTCGGCTGAGGATAAAATATTTTCTGCTATTCAGATGGCTCCGTTCTGGAAGAGCGATTCGTCACTGGTCACAGCCAATGGGACTGCTGAGTACACGGCTGCTGCTGGGTCTGTAGATATATTTTCTGTGAGGATCGGGGAAGCTACGGTCACGGGAGCCGGGACAGTAGAAGATGGTCCCGTTCGGTATCTCCTAAGAAAAGATTACGACTTCATGCTTGAGGCGTATCCGGGATCCTCTTCTGCGAAAGAGACCGGAGTGCCCAAATACTACGCGGTCTCCTCGGCGTCGATTACGTCGGATGACCCAACCCTGACTGTTCGTCTGGGTCCCATACCGAATGCCATTTACGCGATTACCATCGACTATTACGGGAAGGCTTCTGCCGATTCCCTTACCGAGAAGGGTGACGCTGGCCTGACATGGCTCAGCTCCACATTCCCCCAAGTGCTGCTCCACGGTTGCTTGGTTGAGGCATACACCTACATGAAGGGTGAGCCTGACCTCATACAGCTATATCAGTCTCAATTCCAAGAAGGGATCGGGATGATGAAGAACCTTGGTGAAGGAAGACAGAACGCAGACGGATACACAGACGGGACCAAGAGAGTCCCCAGTCAATAGGATTATTAAATGCCCTCATATTCAACAGGATATCAAATCAAGCTGATAGCATCGGGTGAAGAGGCCGGAACGTGGGGCACAAGCACCAATGAGAACCTCAGCCGCATCGAGAATGCGGTGGGTGGTTGCGTTGCAGTCAACGTGACTTCTCCTCCCTCTGGCTCCACTTGGACATCCGGCACCTTGACTCTTACTTGGCTTCAGCAAAACACTGCGGCTTCCGGCACTACGGGATCTACTGCTGTGGGCGCGGGTCGGGCGAAGATGGTGGTGTTTGGGGACGCCGCGTCGGACCTTGGCGGCACGGTGACGGTTCAAGTTCGCGGCAACACTTCATCCGACTACCCTGAGCGAGTCTTCTTCGTAAAGAACGATCTCACGGGCGGCGAGAGCATTACCTTCGATCTAGGAGGCAGTGGTTCCGCCGACTATACGCTTCGGAATGGCCGATATGCAGTGCTGTTCACAAGCGCCACGGCGAAGGGCACGGGAACCAAGATTGCCGCGAACACGGTAAACAATGCGATTGCCCACCCCCAGATCAGTAACCTTGACTTTCAGGACGATACAACCGCAGAGATCACTGTTGCGGACAGCCAGACCAGCGCGCTGACCATTACGGACGGAACCAGTAGCCTTGCTGTGTTCGATTCGACAAACAATCAGGCCGTGTTCGCCAAGGTGGATATTAACGGAGGTACGGTTGATGCCGTGACCATCGGCGATTCCTCCAGCTTGGGCAGTAACAATGTCCTGATGGGGGCAAGTGCGGGGGCCGCCTTCAGCGCAAATACGGACGAGGTTGTTTCGGTCGGAAGCTCGGCCATGGCCTCGGGCGGCGGTGGTACGGCGGCCAACAGTAACTGTGTCGCCATAGGCTTTGAGGCTGGCAAGACCGCGACATCATCCCCCCAGAATGTCTTCATTGGGTCTAATGCCGGGGAGACTTCGAATTATACGCAGCATTCTGTGTATGTGGGGTTTTCTGCCGGGAAGTACCACAAGGGTGCTTCGGGTGATTACGCCCTGAGGAACGTGGGAATTGGCGCTTGGACAATGACCGGAGCTGACGACTCTGCGGATGGGGGTGGAGATTGTGTGGCGGTTGGGTCCTACGCCCTAAAGGACTACACGAACAATGATGAATGTGTGGCGATTGGGTCTTACGCCCTCGGTAAGTCTGCGAGTGGCAATGACAATGTGGCGATTGGGTTCAAGGCCATCTATGACGGCAGCAGCGTACCCACTGGGGCCAACAATATCGCCATCGGGTCTGAGGCCCTCAAGGCTGCCGTAGGTGCGGAGCAGAACGTCTGTATCGGGAGCAACTCGGGTTATGCCCTTGTGAGTGGCGATGCGAACGTGATGATTGGTTATGAGTCGGGTAAGGCAGAGACTGGATCCAACAAGCTGTACATCGAGAATAGCGCCAGCACCGCCCCCCTGATCTACGGAGAGTTTGATAACGATAAGGTGCAGATCAACGGAAACGCAAATACAAATACGCTAACCGTAAACAACACTTTTTCTAGCTCGGACTACACGGGCGACCTTTTGCACCTCAAGACTACAGATGCTGCCGATGCTGGATTCGACTTTATCAAGGCTGATGCAAATACAGCAAACCAATTCAGGGTCAATGGGGCTGGCACAGTCTACGCCCAGAACACCACGGTTCAGTCCGCAGACTATGCGGATATGTTTGAATGGGAGGACGGAAACCCGGACCCCGAGGACAGAATTGGAATGACCGTCGTTGTTGGAGACGAGGGGAAGATCAGGCCCTCCAGAGAGGGGGACATCCCCGAAGATATTTTTGGTGTGATTACAGGTACGGCCTGCATGGTCGGGAACACGGCGTGGAGTCACTGGGACGAAAAATTTATCAAGGATGAGTACGGACGTACCATTCATCGGAGCGTGACGGGCAAGCCCGGTCCCGTTCTCAATCCAGAGTTCAATGAGGCGGCTGTGTATGTGCCCCGAATGCACAGGCCCGAGTGGGCCCCGGTGGGTCTTGTGGGTCGGATCCACATCCTTATCGGTCAGGCCGTGAATCCCGCTTGGCGCAAGCTCCGTAAGGTTTCGGAGACCACAGAGGAGTGGCTCGTTAGGTGATCAAGAAGCTGACCATACCCCCGGGTTTGAGAGATGAGTCCACCTCCTTGGCGGCGGGACCCAGTTGGCACAGCGTGAGCAACGTCAGATTCAGGGGTGGTTATGCCGAGTCTATTGGTGGCTGGACTGATTCTGGCACCGTAACAACCTATCAGGGTTCTGAGAGTGACATGATGGGTGTGGCTAGGGGCGTCCTGACTTGGAGTGACTACTCCTCCAGAAGGCTGGGCTGCGTTGGGACCAACTGGAAGTTCTACGCCATAGGCGGCCTCACTGCTGTTGATATCACCCCGATAAGAAGCTCCGTCACCTCTGGGGTCACGTTTGGAGCCACGACCGGATCGGATGTTTTGTTGGTTGCACACAGCAGCCACGGTGCGGTTCCGGGTGATTTCGTCACATACAGCAACGCCGTTAGCCTAGGTGATGACATAACGGCTGCGGTCATAAACGGTGAAAAGCAAATAATTTCAGTTCCAACTTCGGGAACATACACGATAGCTGTCTCCGTTGACGCGACTAGCGGCGACAGCGGGGACGGGGACGGGGTCGATGCCGACTACCAGATCAACGTGGGCCAGCCCGATCAGGTTCTGGGTGGTTGGGGTATGGGTTCTTGGGATGCAACTGGTTTAAGTTGGGATTATGCCCCGGGCGTGGCTTTTATAACGGACGAGATCCGCCAAGTCTTCATGGATAACTACAACGAAGATTTGATCGTCTGTAATCGAGGTGGACCCCTTTTTTACTACGATATAAGCCGCAGCATAAATGCGAATACCGGAAAACCAGAGACTGGCATAACCTACAGGGCACAGTCCCTAGAAGAATTTACTGGATTTGCAGAAGTTCCCAAAAAAGTAGATAGCTTCTTGGTGTCCGAGAGGGATGGTCATTGTATTGCTTTTGGATGTAACGATATCGGCACAACTACCCAAAATACCCTGCTTGTAAGGTGGTCAGATCAAAACAATCCATTCGACTGGGACCCTACGGCTGTAAACACGGCTGGCGGTCAGATGCTTCGCGTTGGCTCCAAGATCGTTTGTGCTGTTGCAACGAAGTCCGAGATCCTGATCTTTACCAACTCAGCCCTCTATTCGATGAGGTTTATTGGTCCCCCCGATGTCTTTTCCTTCAACCTGATTAGCCAGAACGTCAACATACTGGGCAGGAAGGTGTCTGTTAATGTTGCGGGATCTATTTTTTATATGGGCATGGATGGTTTTTATGTGTATTCCGGAGCCGTGCAGCCCATCCCTTCGCCTGTTGCGAAACTGGTATTTGAAGATCTAAACCTTGACCAGAAGGAGAAGAGCTTCGCCGGATCCAACTCCTCATACAACGAGGTGTACTGGTTTTATCCCTCAAAGAATTCTATCGAGTGTGACAAGTTCGTCATCTTCAATTACGCGGAAAATACTTGGTCGGCTGGCTCTTTTGATATGTCTACCGTGGGTGAGAATGCGAGCGCCACGGGCTTCAACCGAACGTCTTGGGAAGATGTGGGGGCGAGAGCCTTTCCCTCTGCAACGTATATATCTGAGTACAACAGGAACACGGTTCCGTACACGCTCAAGTCGAAGTTGGCCCTGCATGAACTTGAGCCCGCCGAGTCAGCCCCATTTGCCGAGTGTGGTTCCCACGTTGAGACGGGCGACATCGACATTGCAGAGGGTGATGCGTTTACGCTCCTTTCCCGAGTGATACCCGATCTTGAAACCCCCAAGGTCAAGTTGGGTGCTCAAGTTGCCCTGTATATTGATGTGAGGTGCAGGGACTTTCCAACGACCCTGGACAGTGACTACACCCAGTTGTCCACGGTGTCCATCACGGATGATGGAAAGGATGGATTAGCCGTTGACGGAACCAGTAGCTACCTCGGAAACAACACTTCCGTCCGACTGCGAGGCCGTACAATACGGGTCAAGTTCTACAATAGCGTAGGTATGACAACCTATCTTTGGAGGCTCGGAGACATCCGATTGGATGCCAAGCCTGACGGTAGGCGGTAATGATAACCCCCAAGCCCCTTCAGCTCGCGAGGCCAGAGTACTCCATCGAGGAGGAGGATCTGTTTCGGCGTGAGCTTGAGAATACGATCAATGAGATTGCCTCCGTACTGAGCGCCATGGAAGCTGGTAAGTCTAGCCAGTCGAACTCAAGTGTGCGTAAAATATTTTTTGAGTTACCTGTCGTGGGCAAGGTCACGGTGGGTTAGCGATGGCTGACAACGGGAAGATACTCGCCCAGCTCCTGCCATCGGACACCAGCAACGACACCGTTCTTTACACGGTGCCATCGGCTGCGGCCTCCACCATTGCCCACTCAACCATTGGTGGATTCACGGTTGCCGTGGCCCCGAAGGCCGTGTCTGTCAATACAAAGACAATCATCACCGCGATCACAGTCTGCAACGTACACAGCGGGGCTGTGACTTTTAACATGAGACTCAAGGAGTCATCGTCCGTGGGGGACAATGACAAGGAATATCTTTTTTACACGAATTCAGTGACAAACGCGAACACCGCGATACTGAATCTCAATCTACCGCTGACGGCGGGCAATGTTATCAAAGTCAAACCAAGCGTAGCTAGCAAGCTCGCATTCAACGTATTCGGAATAGAGGTTACCTAGATGGGTTACAAATACCAGAAAGAGGCTGAGAAGCTGGGGGCAATGGGGCGCAATGGCGACTCCATCCTGATGCACATAAACCCCCTAGAGGTTCAGGCTATAGAAAAGATGCATCCGGGTAGCATCAGCATCAATCCGGATACGGGTCAACCCGAAGCCTTCTTCTTCCTGTTGCCCGCCTTGCTTGCCGGTTTGACTGGTACCGTTGGAACTGCTGTGGGAGGTATCGGCGGTGCGCTTGCTGGTGGAGTTGCTGGGGTGACTGGCAGTACCGCGCTCGGTGCGTTAGCCGCCTCTCCGCTGACGGCTGTGGCTGGGGGCCTTGGTACGCTTGGTGGAACGAGCGGCATTGCTGGTTCAATGGGTGGATTAGCTGGTGCCCTCGGTGCCCCGGCTGGCGCAGTGGTTGCGGGCCCGAGTTTTGCTGTCCCTGCCGGAGCCACTGCTGGAGGCACTGCTGGAGCCACTGGAGGCACTGCTGGAGCCACTGCTGGAGGCACTGCTGGAGGCACTGCTGGAGCCACGGGGATCGACGCCGGGTTGGCTTCGGCCATTGAGACCGGTGCAGGCAAGTTGGGGTCTGCCCTTACGGGTCAGATAACGGGTCCCACAGACCTTCTCACGACTGGTATCGACAAGGTAGCTTCAGGCATTGCCAAACTTGGGAGTGTTGGGACTGAAGGGGGCATTGAGGGTGCAGCAATAGCTCCGGGAGCGACTACCCCAGTGCCCGTAGGCGGTCCCGTTGGTACTCCCGTTGGTACTCCCATTGGTACTCCCGCGCCCAGTCCTGTGACGGTATCACAGGAGGCAGTGAAGGCTGCTATCGATCCGCAACTCAGTCAGGGTATACAGGCTGGCATCGAAGCCGCAAAGTCTCCCCTCGACATCTCAACGTCTTCCATTAAAGAGGGACTCGCTGCGGCCAAGGGTCAGGTGAATATCCCGAAGGTAGCCAATGTGCCTGATCTCGGACCAGTGGCGACTGGTCAAGGAGGCTTGCCCACTGGCGTTCCCGGATCCGGGCTACAGATCTCACCTATTCCCGATGGGGCCCGGGTTGGGGTTAGTAATTTGGGTCATACGCCGGGGTTGAATGTTCCGGGCGGGACAAACCTTTACAACCCCCCGGGCGTGGATGCATCTACGATGTTGCCCGTTCGTGGTACAAATTTGTCCGGAGTTACAAATCAATCCAGTAGTCTACTACCACCGGGTGTTCGTGGCGAAGGGATGCTTTCTCCAGACTTCACAAAATTGAACTTAGAATATCCTTCAAGTGAATCTATCATATCAAACGCGCCTCAAGCCAGCAAAATAGGCCAGGGTCTCGGGAAGCTAGGCAAGATGGGTGAACGTGCGGCCAAGTGGGGAGCCGGTAAGGTCGGGGAGGGAATCAAGGCTGCCCCGGGATTTGCCGCAGAGAACCCCATGCTTGTTCTGGGTGGTGGTTACATGCTTGATAAGGCCATGCAAGATCCCCGAGAGGTGCCCGATTGGGCCAAGGACATGAAGAGCAAGGGTACGGGCCCCGGTGAGATCTGGAGCGACGACTACCAGATGCAGGTCATACCCACTTTCCAAGGAATGGAAAGCCCCGAAGACTGGGAAGATCAGTGGTATGTGGATCAGTTTAACCCGTATGCTCATGACAGATATACCCAAGCGGCTAACGGTGGGTACATCAATCCCTTTCGTTACGCAGGCGGTGGGTACGTCAATCCCTTTGGTTATGTAGGCGGCGGGTACATGCACCCCCGTATGCGGAGGCGATAGGTAGTGGCAAGCGGCGGGGGGCAACAGGGATACCAGAGCCACTTGTTTGGGGTTCCCTCCAAGCAAAACTACGGCTTCCAGCAGCCCGCACCCCAGATGTATTCCTCCAGAGGCCCAGGCCCAGGCCCAGGATCTGGGCCGCCTGGGCCAGGGAATAATCTTTCAGTGGGTGATCCTGCGGCATTCGTTCATCATGACTGGTACAACCAGATCAGCCCTTGGGCCTTGAGCAGTCCCCATTACCCGGGCCAGACGGGGGCGTACAGAGACCCGGGAACGGATACGGAGTGGAATTGGAACCGACAGGGGGTCGAGTCGGG